AATATTATCGTATCACTTAACGGTGTTATACAGGAACCTGGACTCGCATATGAGATCGTTGGTTCACGATTAATCTTTGCTGAAGTCCCACGTGCGGGATCAACATTCGTTGGTTTCTCATACATTGGATCTGACGCAGACGTTATCGCAGCAACTGTTGTCCCACCAATCGAAGCTGGTGATAACCTCGATATAGAGGGTGAAGAATTCTCCAGAGAAGTTGCTCTAATTGAGTCTTCTAACTCCTTAATCACATTTGAATACACTGGATCTGTTAAGGGTAGAAATGCTGCTGCTCTTGCTAACATAACATCTGGTCAACTTACTAACGCAGTACTAACCAATCCTGGTGATGGTTACACCTCACGTCCTAACGTTGACGTTATCTCCTCCTCTGGATTTGATGCTCGCTTGAAGGCACTTATGGGTGTATCTCGTGTTGATGTTAAGACTGCTGGTACTGGTTATCAGTCTCCTGTTGTTGCAGTTGATAATGAAGTCCCAGACGATTGGACACCTCCTACTGGTAGTCCTATCAACGGTGGATTTGACGTTCTCGCTGGTGAAGGTCCAGAAGGACAAGAGGGTGGTGGAGTTACTCCTGGCACAATCGCAATCGTTACAGACCCAGTTAACGTAACTGTTAACCAAGGTCAGACTGCTGCATTCACAGTTGTTTCTACTGTAACTAACGATGAGACAATGAATTATCAGTGGCAGAAGAAAGAGTATGGCACACAAACATGGAGCAACATTATTGGTGCTAACCAAGCAACTTATAACACAGGTAATACCGCACAAAATGATGATGGTGATGAATACAGAGTCGCTATCACAGCATCTGGTGCAACCCCAGTTTACTCACTATCTGCTGTCCTAACAGTCCAGACTGGTGCAACTGTAATCTCCAACTTCAGTCCAACACAAATCTTTGATGACATCTAAATAAGACTATGGCTGCTACCGCAACAATTAATCAAGGTACCCAACAACTCTCGGTGAGCTCGGATTGTCTTCCGTCTCCCGTGAATAGCGGTACGTTCCCTAATGATAATAATGCAAATACCATTGTTACACATGATTGGGATCATAGCTTCTTATATCGTGGTGGTACATTTGGTACCTCTAGGGTCTTCGATGACAACACTTGGACACAAGATGGGTTTATTAGAAGCATTAATATCAGTGTCACAGATCTTAACAATTTCACTGGTGTGCAACCTAACATCCAACCTGGTGATGAAGTTTGTTTTAATTTTGGAGATATAAAAAGAAAGTATATTTTTAGAGGGACTACATTTACTTCTATTGACGGAGAATTTTGGTTAGCAACTGATAGTAGAATTGATATTATAATGGCAGACACCAACACTGGTGCTAATGGTACATACACATATCATGATCAGAGAAATGGTCGTGATGCTACACCATTAGGTGCTATTGGTATATCTGGTAATGGTGTACCTATATTCAATCCATCTGCTGGTCCTAACGGTAACCCTCCAGCTGGATTCAATTGGGTCTCTGCTGGTATATCTGCTCAGAGTTTTATCAATTTTGGTGAAGATACTTGCGGTGGTAAGACACAAGAGCAAGGAATGTATCATTATCATGACTCAGATTTCTTATCATGCTGGAAATCTAACTCTAGTATGGCAGCATATAACGATTATTATGGGTCAACTCAGTTTAATGGTAACAATATTCGTCACCCAGACGGTCATTCTAAGATAGTAGGGATAGCATTTGATGGATTTCCCATCTATGGACCCTATGCATATGACCATTCTTGGGATAGTTTGAGTGGCACACGAGTTATGAGGACTGGTTATTCAGTAAAATCAACTGAAGCACCTGGAAGACCCGATTATGGTAATGATTCTGACAATCCACCTGCTGGATCACTCATGCAGGACTGGGAATATGTCGAAGGAACTGGAGATTTAGACAGACATAATGGTAGATTTTGTGTAACACCCGAATATCCTAACGGAACTTACGCATATTTCCTTACTGTAGACCAAACTGACGTTAGTGTGGTCAAATTTCCATTCATTATGGGACTTGAGACTAGAGAAACCATCAATGCACCCACAAATAATGGGTCAAATCCTGTGCAAGACAGTGGAGATGGTGGAGATGGTGATGGAGCTGCTCCTTCTACCCTTCAAATTACTCTACAACCTCAGAATGTAACAGTAAATGCCAATCAAACTGCTACATTTACCATCAATTCTCAGATATTACCTGAGAATGGTCCTATGACTTATCAATGGTATAGGTCTACTGATGGAGGATATGCATTTGCTGCTGTTACAGGTGCAACGACTAACACTTATGCGGTCACTGCCCTAGCATACATGACTGGATACAGGTATCGTTGTCGTATAACGGGTCCTGTTGGAGGTACCGCAGCACAAAACTCACCTTTGGACTCACAAAATGCCATTCTAACTGTTACTGGTAGTGGAGATGGTGGATCACTTGCTAACAGATTTGATAGCACTCAGTCTACTATGGATTCCACGCAGCAAACCTTTGATGGCACCTAAATAAAACTGTAGAAAACTACCTATCATGCCTAAGCAGAATCTAAATATTGGGTCGTCGGCAAACGATGGGACTGGTGACAGTCTCAGAGATGGTGCTATTAAGCTTAATAGCGTCATTGACGAGCTATACACTGCTCTCGGCAACGACACCAACTTACAAATCAATGTCGGCACTCCCTCGACTGGACAATTCCTAAAATGGGATGGCTCAGCATTTGCTGAAGGAGGTCTTAATGCACTTACTGAAAATTTAAGTGTTAATGGACATAATATTGTATCAACCGCTAATGGTGATATAACTATTCAACCAAATGGTAGCGGTCATATTAAATTCTGGGCAGGTGGCACAGGATCTGCTTTGACTGTTATTGATGGTGCTGATGGTAAACTAAAATATAGTAACCATTTTGCAGATGTAGCTGGTCTACCAGATGCTGCAACATATCATGGTATGTTTGCTCATGCTCATGCTGAAGCAAAAGGATACTTTGCTCATGATGGTAACTGGGTAGAATTAGTCGATGTTACATCTAGTATAGGTAAACTAACTGATGTAGATATGACAGTCGGTGGAGGACCTTCCGACGGACAAGTATTGAAATGGTCTGCAAGTAATTCACATTGGTATGCTGCAAATGATGAAACTGCATCTGGTGGAGGCGGTGGCACGACTCAAAACCTCTTTGAAGGATTCATTGCTGACTCTGGCAGTACTACTGCTAGTGCTGCTACTGATGTCCTTACAGTTTCGGGAGGCACTAATATCTCGACTGCAATCGTCGGAGACACCCTCACCATAACTATGACAGGGGCATTGGGTGATGCAAACCAAAATGCCTACGGAGTAATAGGAAGTGACTCAGGAAACAAAACCGCAGATAGTGCAACTACTACTATTAACATCCTTGGTGGGTCTGGTATTAGTACTGCTATTTCAGGAAGTGATCTTACGATTACAAATGATTCCCCAAATGTAGTACAAGAAGCATACAGGACAGTTACTGGTGATACTGGTACAACGACTGCTGCTCTAGCAACCTCAACTCTTAACGTTGTAGGTGCAACAAATCATATATCAACTGCTGTTACCTCAAACACTGTAACTCTCAGTGTTGTTAATCCTCTACCAGCTTCTGCTAGTGAGAATGATAACCTCATATATGATGAGCAAAATGGTAACTGGGTTGTAACTGAAAGTCCTACTGTTGGATTCTCAGTCTCTGGTAGTGCAGGTGGTGGATATACATTTACTGGTGGTGGAGTTAATTCATCAACAGGTAACCCAACAATATATGTGTATAGAGGTTTCACATACAGATTCTATAATTCCACAGGTGCAGGTCACCCATTTGCTATAAGACAAAGCAATGGTGGTACTGCTGTTACTGATGGTATTACTGGATCACAAACAGGTGTGCAGTACTGGACAGTCCCACAAACACTGGCTGCTGGTACTACTTACGTTTATCAATGTACAATCCATGCTGGCATGGTAGGCAACATAGTGGTGGTGTAATATGCCAAGAACAGTTCCAGGTAGCGGTGCAACTATAACCCCGATATTCAATAGTATCTTTGGGGTTAGAGATGTATATGTCAATTCAGGTGGTGAAGGTTATGATAAGAATGACCCACCTAGACTTCGTGTGGAGAACTGTGGTACTCCAATTCGTGATGCTGTTCTAAGAGCAGTCATTGCAAATAATGGAGAGATTGTTGCTGTAGAAGTATTAGATCCAGGAGAAGGATATGACCCGTTACGTCTTGTTATTGATGATGATGGTTCCTCTAAAACTGCTGCTGGCAACGTATATCTTAAAGATGACGGGACTGGTGCATTAGATTTTGTCCAGATTACTACTCCTGGCGACCAGTATTTTGATGCTGATGCTCGTATTGAAGGTGGTGGTGGGTCTGGTAGTGAGCTTGTGGCAGTTACTGGACTGGTAACTGGTATTGCCATTGAAGAAGAAGGTAGAAATTACACTGAGGAAGACGTAAATATCATCATCTCAGGTGGTGGTGGAGACGGTGCTACTGGTGTTGCTAGTGTTAATAGATTTGGTAAAGTTACCTCTATTACTCTAACTAATGAAGGTGAATTCTTCGAGACACCTCCCCTTATTCAGATAATTAAAGGCGGTGGTAGTGGTGCAACGGCCGAAGCATTTATTAACCTAGGTGTTATTACAAATATTGACCTCTTATCAGGTGGTGGTGGATATACTGCTAACCCAGAGGTTATCTTTACTAGAGATACTAACCTTATTAGAGCTGCTAGAAATAGACAATCTCTTAACTCTGTCTATTATAGTTTAACAGGTCTATTAGAGGATACTACATCAGGACAATCAACTATACATGTTGAAACTACCAATCCTTATCCAGGTTCAGGTAAGGTACTGATAGGTAGAGAAGTTATTAGATACACTGGTAAAACTGCAACCTCCTTTACTGGTTGTGACAGAGGTATCAATTTTAGATTTGACCAAAAAGTCATCCTAGACAACTTACAGGATGACCCAAATACAGGTTTAACTCAATATGATTTCCAAGTAACTGACAAAGTTAGAAGAGTTATAGAGAGTGAATCAAACCGAGTCGCTATTGTATACGACTGGGATCCAACTGAGAGAGCACTTTATCTTACATTCCAAGTTGATGAATTAGCATTCATCGATGGTGGTAGGTCAAATGAGAAAGCAAAGATCATTGCATTCGTAGCAGGTACTGCTGGTGCTAGTGATACTGGTGTTGCTCCTCATACATTAGTAGAATCTGAAGGTGATAATATTGTTGCTTTTACAGTACCACTTAGTCAGATTCTTAATAGAAAGTTTGAAGATGACGATGAATTAGACGGTGTTGGAGATGGTATAGCAGACCTGATAAATACTGGCACAGAGTTTGAAAACCAAATTAGTTTGGATGGAGGGATAGCATCATCCCTATATGGTATTGAAGAGACCCTTGGTGGCACGAATACTACTCTATTCCAAATTGGTGATCAAATCTATGACGGTAGTCAGAATTCTTTAGTTGCAACCATACAAGGTGCTGGTGCGTTGGGTGACGGAGATACCCACACATCTACTGCAACTATTCAAGCAACCTATCAAACTTCCTCTGCTGCATTTAATGCTACAGAGCAACTCCAAGGTCTGACAACAGGTGTAACTGCCACTGGGTTAACATTAGCTCAGGGTGGTAGTAGCACTGAAATCGTTTTAACAATGCAATCAATGACTTCCAACGGTGCTAATTATAAGTTCCAGAAGGGAGAAGTATTAAGAGGAAATTCGACTGGTGCTCAGGCAACTATCGATTATATCGAATATAATACGTACCTCAGAAATGAGGATGATTAACTACCATAAATAAAAAGAAGGCAATTGTATAGTAATGGCATTACTTACCGACCAATTTAGAATATTTACTGCCGAGAGGTTTAGGAAGGCTCTTGAAGGTCCTGATGCGACTCAATCTGACCTATTGGCAGGTGCTAGTCGGGATCGTCTTTACGTCTTTATCGGTCGTCCCCAACCTTGGGACAACGAAAATGCCCCTCCAGACCCAGTAGATTCATTCCAAGAATTTTCCGATGACTATTCGGATATGATATCCTTGAAGAGAGTGTTAGCAAATGACACCATTCAAGTTATTCGTCGTACTGACTGGATTCCCCCAGAGCAAACCACTGGTGGACTAGGTTATGTTTATGATATGTATCGCCATGATTACTCCTCGACTAAAACTGCATCATCGGGTGCGACTAAACTTTACGACGCTGACTTCTACGTGGTCAACTCGTCTTATCAAGTTTATAAGTGCATCTACAACGGGACAAGTCCTAGCGATCCTAATGGTAAACCTTCTACTGTTGAGCCTACTGGTACCTCCACTTCAATTATCACAACTGCTGATGGTTACCGTTGGAAGTATATGTATACGATCCCTGTTGGTCAGGTCTTAAAATTCTTCTCTAATGAATATATGCCTGTGTTGAGTGACACTGCTGTTGTTGCTGACGCTGTTGGTGGAGAAATTGATACAGTTATTATTGCATCATCTGGTGCAGGTTATAACAATGGTACTTACGAAAACGTCCCCATTAAAGGAGACGGTGTAGGTGGTAGAGTTTCACTTGTTGTTGATGGTGGTCGAATTGTATCTGCTACTGTTACCTCTGGTGGTAGTGGTTATACATTTGGTAAAGTTATTATTGATGAGGTTAACGGTATCGGAGCTGGCACAGGAACAGGTGGTAGCGTCGAAGTTGTAATTCCTCCCGTCCAAGGTCATGGTGCAGAACCAGCTACTGAGTTAGGTGGTTTCCGAGTCATGATTAACACCAAGTTTACATACGATGAGGGTAGTGGTGACTTCCCAACTGATAACGACTATCGTCGTATTGGTCTAGTCATTAACCCAAATAAGTATGGCACTCAGGAGTTAACTTCTGAGCTTACGTTATCTGCAACGAAGGCAGTTATTTTCCCTCCTACGTTTACAGGTAATTTCCAAACTGATGAGATTGTAACTCAATCCCGTACTGTTGGTGGTCAGCAAGTGACTGCTAGAGGTCGGGTTATTTCATGGAATAGTACCACTAAGGTGCTTAAGTATTATCAAAATAGGATTGACGGTGTGTTCCCTGAATTCACTGGTAACCTTATTGAGTTTGAAGGTGGTAACCCAGTTGTGGGTTCAACCTCAGGTGCATCTGCTGACCCTGATATCAACTTCCCTATTGTTTCTGGATCCTCTACAAGGGTTATTAACAATGCTGAATATGATTTGGGTATGGCATTTACCAATGGATATGCAAAAGCAGAAGTAGATCCAAACTCTGGTGACGTTATTTACATAGATAACAGAGGAGCAATCACTCGTGCGGGTGACCAAATTGAAGACATCAAAATCGTAATCGAGTTCTAAGCAATGCCACAGAATACCAATTTAAATATTAGTCCTTACTTTGATGACTTCGATAAAGATAAGAATTTTTATCGAGTCCTCTTTAGACCTGGGTATCCTATACAGGCAAGAGAACTAACGACTATGCAGTCGATACTCCAGAATCAGTTGGAGTCAGTTGGACAACACTTCTTTAAAGAAGGAAGTATGGTTATTCCTGGTCAGGTTGGTTATGACCTACAGGTGCAAGCAATCATACTACAACAATCTTTCCTTGGTGTAGACGTTGAGACATATCGTACTCAGATAAATGGTCAGATTATTGAGGGTATTACTACAGGTATTAAGGCAAAAGTATTATATTCAATCCCCTCTACAGAGTCTAGTCGTGGATATATTACTCTATACGTTAAGTATGTTGAGTCAGGTGACTCTGTAAGTGACACTGGCATCAAGACATTTCAGCCCAACGAGCAACTATTGGCCGAAAATGAAATAACATTCGGCACAACACTTATTGAGGTTGGATCCCCATTCGCACAATTACTACCTGTTGAATCTACTGCGGTTGCATCAACTGCATATATTAACGCAGGTGTATACTTTATTAGAGGACATTTCGTAGATGTTTCATCATCATATCTTATCCTTGACCAATACAGTAACAACCCTTCCTACAGAGTTGGACTTGAAGTCAGTGAGTCAATCGTTACGCCAGAAGACGACCCAAGTCTTAATGACAACGCAGCTGGCACATCTAACTATTCTGCTCCAGGTGGTCACAGATTTAGAATTAAAACTTCTCTCGTTAAGAAGCCAATCAACGATGAGACCGATAAAAACTTTATTGAACTACTTCGTATCAACAACTCAAAGATTGAACAGTTCGTTACTCACACTGCTTATTCAGAGTTGGAAAGGTCACTTGCAAGGAGAACCTTTGAAGAAAGTGGAGACTATGTAATTGATACCTTCGCTGTTAAGGCAAGAGAAAGTTTAGACGACGGATTTAATAATGGTGTTTATAGTGCAGGTGAAACAACCTCTGGTGGACAATTAGCATCAGACGATTTAATTTCATTTGAGATTAGCCCAGGTAGAGCATACGTTAAAGGTTATAGGACAGAGTTTTTGGTACCACAATACGTGGATGCAGACAAACCAAGAGACTTTGATTCAGTCCAAAACGCCATACTAGCATTCCGACTAGGACAGTTTGTAAAGGTTTATGACATCTATGGATGGCCTAATTTAACAGGTGAAGGTGTAAGTGCTGCGTATCAAACATTAGAATTGTATGATGATTGGACTCTTAATACCACAAATACTGTTACTGGTACTTTGATTGGACGTTGTAGGACAGTCCAGCTTCAGGAAGACCAGACTGGTATTTGGGATTTGTGGATATTTGATGCTCAAATGTTTACTGCTATCAACTTTGCAGCAGGTAATAACAGTGTTGCAGTGGGTGATTTACTACGTGGTAGGACATCTCAAGCAACAGGTTTCGTTGCTGAATCAGGTTCAGGTACCAACTGTAGACTAGAGCAAGTTTCAGGTGTCTTCCTAAATGGCGAGGTTATCGAGCGTGATGGCCGAGTTGTTGGTACAATGGAAGCAGCACATACTTTCAACCTTACTGATACACGTTCATGCGTAGGTAGAGAAGATCCAAGTAATGGTTCATCTACTATTATCTTCGGTGCTAACTGGTTATTAAATGACCAAGCAGAAATAGAAGGGTCTACTATTACTATTGACCAAGCAAGTAATAGCAGATTAGAAGGATTTAGGACTAAGTTTGCTAATGACTTACGTCCAGGTGATGTTGTTACATCAACTAATACTTCTTCTGAGGGTGAGAATACTCTTAGGATTCAGACAGTTGACGTTACAGCATTGAATATTACAGAACAAAATGCTGCTACAGGTCAGTCAGGATTTATATTTAATTATCTTAATCAGTATGCATTACTAGAAGCAGGTGCTAAGAAAGGTACTGTTAATGATGCTGAGGTTAACTCACTTATTAGAATGCGTCCTTTCGTATTCCAGAAGGACTATCAGAATGGTGAATTAACTATTGACACACCAAGGACTTCTATGAAGTCTATTGCTGACGAGTCATTCTTTGTCTATAGGACGTTTAATAATAAGACTGTTGTATCTGGTGGTGTTACAGTTTCACTACCTGAATCAGAGCAGTTTGCAACACTAGATGATGAAAACTATATCTTAACTATCATTGCAGAATCAGGATCTGCATGGAATGTTGGAGATAATCTTAATATAGAAGCACTAAGTGAAGGTGGTGTTTTAACAGTTACCTTTGGTGCTGACAGACAGTCAATTACTATTGACCAACTAGCAAATGTTAATACTATTAAATTAACTGCTCTAGTTTCTAAGAATATAGTATCTAAAAAAATCAAAACTGCTGCTAAGATGAGAGCGATGAAGGTTATTCGCACTCGGATTAACAACGACCAAACTAAATACGGACTTGCCTATGGTAATTTGTATGGCACACGTATTGAAGATGAAGAAATTTCATTCGCTTTGAATGATGTATACAACGTACATGCTGTATACGAATCGGAGACTGATGCAGATGCTGCTCCACCATATGTTGTATTAACTGAATCTACTTTCTTTGATAACGGAACTGTTATCGTAGGTAGGACATCAGGTGCACGTGGTAGAGTTATTCAGTTTATCAACTCCACATTAAGACTATACTTTGTGCAGTTAAATGAAATACCATTTGCTGCGGGTGAGACTATTGATGGTGTAGATGATGATGGTGTACCACTTAACGCAATCGTTGATGACGCTGAAGGATCAGTATCTAGGGGTAGTAAAGTTATTACCACTCAGTATACTCTTGAAGCAGGTCAAAAGGCACACTTCTATGATGTTTGTAAGATTTCAAGGTATCCACAGTATACCCCACCAATCAGAAAACTTCTTGTTATATTTGATTACTTCATACATGAATCATCAGGTGACTACTTTGCATCACAGTCATACACAGGTATAGACTATAAAGATATTCCAAAATACAAACTAGACGGATCCATTAACTTCTTGAGAGACCAAGTAGACTTCCGTCCAGGTGTAGGAGAATTAGCATCAGGGTCAGGTACAGTTACACAACCATTCTATGTTAACTGTGCGTCACTAGACTTTGCTGCAAGACAATTTGACACCTCTGGAGGTGTTGGCGGATCTACTATCTTCGATATACCGAAGGTTAATACAGAGATTCGTATGGACTATGCATACTATCTCCCACGTGCAGATAAGTTATATTTAACGCACGATAACCAACTTAAGGTAGTTAAAGGTGTATCCTCTGAGGACTTACCTCCCCCAGACGGTATCGAGAATGCTATGCTATTAGCACAGATTGAATACCGCCCATATGTTTATGACGTAGAAAGAGACATTCTGATTAACCCAGAAATCATTCGTCGTTATACGATGAAAGATATCGGAGATTTAGAGACACGTCTTGAGCACGTTGAATACTACACATCATTGTCACTGCTAGAGGTACAAGCAGAAAATACTAAGACATATGATGACAACGGATTTGACCGTCTTAAGAATGGTTACGTTGTTGATGACTTCACTGACCATAACGTTGGTGACGTGTTTAGTATTGACTACAAATGCTCTCTCGACTTCCAAAACGGATTCCTCAGACCGTCACACTACACCACAAACGTACCACTAGAATTAAATATGGCTTCGTCTTCTAATATAGTGAAGACTGAAGGTAACATGGCATTGCTGCCATGGGATGATTTAGCAATCATCACTCAACCCTATGCATCTAGGGTAGAGAATGTAAACCCATTTAACGTGTTTACTTTCATCGGTAGAGTTGACTTAACTCCTGCATCTGATGACTGGTTAGATACTAAGAGATTACCTGCACGTGTTGAAAACGTAGAAGGTGACTTCTCTGCTGTATCAAGAGATTTACAAGTTGACCAGAATGGTTTCGCACCTATCCAGTGGGGTAGTTGGAAGACTAACTGGACTGGAGAATCTCTACTATCCACATCACAGTTTAGGAATAGGTCTGGTAGTTTCTCAGCAGGTGGTCGTAAATTAGGAAGATTAGGTCACGGACAAGGAAGACAACCCATCTTCGTACATGAAAGAAGGACTTGGAGGGTTGTTAATAACCAAGCAAGACAGGGTATTAGGACTCGTGTAGTACCAAAGATTGATAGAAAGTCTTTAGGTGATAGCGTATTATCACAAACAGCGATTCCATGGATACGTTCACGAAACGTAGCCTTCAACGTAGAGCGTATGAAGCCTCGCACAAGAGTATTTGCATTCTTCGATGGAGTTAACGTATCTACTTACATTACCCCTAAAGTAATTGAGTTAGTTAAGTCATCTACTGCTAACCCATTAAGTAATGAAACACCCTTTGTTACAGGTGAAACTGTAGTTGGTAGTATCTCAGGTTGTCGTCTTAAAGTCGCTGCTGCGAATGATGGATATGCAACTGACCCTTATGCTACAGGTACCGCTACACTACAAGAGTCTTATGCATCAAATACTCCATATATTAACATAGATACGAAGTCATTGGCCGAGAGCGTCAATCCAAACTACTATGGTAATATGGTGATTGGTGAAATCTTGATAGGACAAACATCTGGAGCACGTGGTGTTGTTAAAGACCGTCGTCTATTGACTGACAATATTGGTAACCTACAAGGTACATTCTTCATACCTAACCCAGGTAATGATTCCAACCCACGTTGGGCAACAGGTACTAGGACATTCCGTTTTACTACCTCCTCTACTAATAGTAAGGCAAGTGGTGAAGTAGATTCTTCTGCTGAAACTACTTACACAGCACAAGGTGAATTGAAAACTGTTAGAGAAAATATTCTTGCAGTTAGAAATGCAGAGTTGGTTAGAGATACCGTTTCAGATACGAGACAGGTTATCACTACTAGGACTGAGACAAGGCAGATTGGTTGGTATGACCCTCTTGCTCAATCATTCCTATGCGATGAAGAAGGTGGTGTATTCTTAACTGGTGTTGATGTATTCTTCAAAACAAAGGATGCCAACATCCCTATCTCTATGCAGATAAGGACTATGGAGAATGGTTATCCCACTAAGGATATCCTACCTTTCTCAGATGTGACTATAAGTCCTTCACAGATTGAATTGTCTGACAACGCAGCGATTCCATCAAGATTTACATTCAGGTCTCCTGTTTATATCAAACAATCAACTGAATATTGTTTCGTATTACTATCTGACTCTAACGAGTATACCGTATGGATATCTCGAATGGGTGACATAGATGTATCAGGAACAAGGACTATATCTGAGCAGCCATATGCGGGTGTGCTATTCAAATCACAAAACGCATCTACTTGGACTGCTGACCAGTTTGAGGACATGAAGTTTACAGTATACCGTGCTAAGTTTAATCAGATGCAAGGTACTGCAATTCTCAATAACGCTGAATTAGGTAAAGGTAATGGAGGTATTCATAACCTTATTGAGAATCCAATCCTCACATTAAAACCAAAACAAACTTTACTTCTACCTGCTACACAAAACTTTAACTTCACTATAGGTGCAAGGATTAAGCAGGAACCATCAGGAGCATCCGCTACTATAGTAGAATTTGACTCAATATCAGATCCAGAGAAGTTAACCATCACAGATATAGATGGTGCATTCGCAGCAGGATTTTTAGATGCTAATAATGACCCATTCCAAGGACTTAGGTCTTCACAGTCAGTTTCTTCAATAGTATTATCTGCTGTATATAATGGTACGTTTGAAGTTGGAGATGTGGTAACAGGTTCAACATCTGGTGCTACAGGTACAGTTACTGCATACGATGCAGGTACAACAACTTTGACATTGAATTATATCAGTAAGGCATTTGATACTGGAGATACATTATCCGAACCAGGAGGCACATCTGCTACTATTACAAGCATTGGTTATAGTGGTGACTCTTATGTTGCTTATCCTACACAAGCTCCATCATTCCCTGATGACGACAAAGAAATTGCCATCTCACATAGAAATCATGGTATGCATCAACGCACCAACAACGTAGAAATTGAAGGTGTTATATCTGAAGTTCCATCTACAACGTTGACTACAACTCTGTCAGCAGGTGCTACTTCAATTCAGGTACAAGATGTATCACAATTCCATGGTGTGATAGGTGGTGCTATAATCGGTAACTTAAATCCTGGTTATATAAAGATTGAAGATGAAATCATACAATACTCAGCAATCTCTGCTAATGGACAGGTGTTGACTGTCGCAACTTCTGGTAGAGGTGCTGCTGGTACTGCTGATGTAGAGCATTCCTCAGGTAGCACAGTTGAGTGTTACAATTTAGATGGAGTACCTCTTACAGAAATCAACAAAGTACATACCTCTATTGAGTGTCCTTGGTTGGATACATTTATGATAGCAGTTGACCACGTTGCAACTAATGGTATTAGAGGTGGAGGAACACATGTATGGTCATCTCAAAACGTCCAGTTTGAGACTCTAACTCCTAGAGTATCAACCATGGTGTTGCCTGAGACTGAGGTAACAGCACGTGTTAACACAACTACTGCTACATCTGTAGGTAGTGGAGGTGGAGAAGGTGCATCACAACCACGTGACCAAGCATCCTTCGTTAATAATGGACAATATTATGATATTGTGTTGAATGAGCAAAATGCTTTTACTTCACCACAAATGATTTGCTCTAAAATTAATGAGCAAAACAAACTTGATGGTAATAAGTCTCTTACTATGGCATTAACATTGACGACAGAAAAAGATTCTGTTTCTCCATGTATTGACCTTGATAGATTATCATTGATTACAACATCTAATAGAATCAACTGGTGGCCTGGCGGTCCTGCTCCTTATGGACAGCAGTCTCAGATTGATAGGACAATGGATGTAAGCGTCCTACCAACTGGTGACCAGAATGACGCAGTGTATCTCACTCGTCTCGCTCGCCTAGGTTCTGAGGCCAGAACTATTAAGATTGATTTCCAAACTACTAGACATCCATCAACAGAGATTAGAGTTTACTATCGTGCATTCAAGCAAGGTGATAACGCTGATCCTAATACAGTTGGATGGACATATGTTGGTGCTCCTCTAAGTGAGGTCAATAACCAATCATATGACTCTTCTGGTACTGATGAAATTCTTTGGAAGGATTATGCTTACGAAGTTAACGGACTTAATTTTAACGCATTCCAGATAAAAATCGTAATGAGATCTTGGAGTCAAGCAAGAGTTCCATTGATTGCAGATTTGAGGGCTATAGCGTTAGCTACATAGAACCTCATCCCCAACCCTTACATGGTTGATTATAATAATTATTATTCCATATGTCAAGTTCTAAAGATCACTCCGATCAGATTCAACCTTTTAAAGAAGACCTAATCCCAGTCGAGAACAGGGATGGGTGGTTTAGAGACCCTGAATCTAACGCTGTAGTCAACTGTAACAAAACACAGTATGAACAATATATGGCATCATATAACAAACGTCAAAAGAAAGATGATGACTTCGACAGTTTACAAACCGATGTAAACCTGCTAAAATCAGATATATCTGACATGAAGTCAATGCTTACACTATTATTGGAGAAAAAAAATGCCAGCTGAAGTGACTGAAACACAAGACCCTGCGGAACTGCTAGGGCAATTTAAAGAAAGATATCAAGCTCTACTTGGAGAGAATCAACAACTCGCTAAGAAGATTAAAGATAACGAAAGTACTGCTCTAAAACTTCTAGGTGCTATTGAAACATTAGAATATTTGAATCCTCCTACAGAGGAAACACCACCTACAGAGGAAACAGCAGCAGAAGAGACATAAATAAACCAGTAAGACTGTGCTCTGAAGGATCCCTTAAAGTAAATGGCAAATAGACTACAACTAAGACGTGATGGTGCACAGCAGTGGGCTAACGTCAACCCAATCTTAGCTCAGGGTGAGTTAGGTATCGAAATAGATACCTCTCGACTGAAAATAGGAGATGGTGTCACATCTTGGAACTCTCTTAAGTATGAGAGACCATTAGAAACAGAATCAAATACTGCAAATACACTTGTTAAAAGGGATGCTGACGGTAACTTTGAAGCAGGAGCCATTACTGCTTCTTTAGTTGGTAACAGTGCTACAGCAACAAGATTAGCAAACGCTCGATCTATCGCCTTAGGTGGTGATATGTCGGGTAGTGGTACGTTCGATGGATCCTCGAACCTAACTATCACTGCTGAATTGAATTATGCTGTTGCTTTACCTCATTATGACCCTAATGATTTAGATGCGACAGGTACATATAGTCAGGTTACAGTTGACTCTCGTGGTCGTATTGTTGATGCAACTAACCCTACCACTTTAAGTGCATATGGAATTGCTGACGCACAACCATTAGATAGTGACCTATCTTCACTAGCAAGTATGACTACATTTGGTCTGCTCTCAAGGCAGTCTGAAGGTGCTATTGTTAGTAGAAGTATTACAGGTGGTGCTAATAGAATCCTTGTACAGAATGGTAATGGTCAAGCATCTAACCCATTCATTGACCTTGCTGATACTACAGTTGTTGTCGGTGACTATAACCCTATAGGTAACCTAGACACACCTCTAATATCTGCAACCACTGGTGACGAGACAGTTAACACAACTAACTTTAACGTTGACAGATATGGTCGTTTAACATTTGCTCAGACTTCTGCTATTGCTACAGCAAAAGTAGGTACTGAAGCATCTGCATTTAGTAATGGTACTTCGTATAGTAGATTTGATAGAATTAAAAACTCTACTGATAAATTCTACGAAGCATCTATTAGAGATATTCCTCCTGGATTAGGAGAACCAACTCATACAGATACAAGTGATACAGGTGGATGGAGATACTTAGGTAGTGCTCTATCACCACAGAAAGGTATAGCATCTTTCAATCAAGAAGACTTTAGTATTACTGCA